TAAATTGGCTCTATTTAATAATTTCTTATCAAATTTATAACTTTTCTAAATAAATATAGATTTAATCAAGCGTAAATCGGAGAAACTTCAATGTCTAGTGGAAATCAATTACAAGAAATGGAAGTAGGCACAAAGCAATCTAAAACTGCTGTTAATGCTAATGCTAAACCAGCAGATCCAATGCCAACACTAACTACTGGTGGAACTGCACCAAGTTATGAGGATTTAGGTGGCCCTACCCCAGACAACTACAGCCCTACTAATGATAGTGCTAAGTTAAAAGATCCAGCTGGAAGTCTGAAGCAGGTATCCGATGTGGTAACTAAACGCAAAGGAACTCTAAAGCAAGGAGACGAAGTAGAAGTGGCTGACGAACAAGAAATTGTAGCAGAAGAACCTTCTGAAGTAGAAGAAGTCGTTGCTGAAGAGGAAACTGTCGAAGAAGAGACAGTTGAGTATGATATGGAAGATGATCTTAATGCTCTTGTTCAAGGTTTAGAACTCAGTGAGGAGAACCAAGACAAAGCAAAGACAATCTTTGAAGCTGCTATCAACTCAAAAGTTAACGCAATCCGTGCAAGTATCCAAGAAGAGTATG